CCATAAGCTCTTCTGCGCTTACCTGATCAATATTAAATAAAGGATTGGTATAGTTTTGAGTTATATTAATAAATCTTGGAGGATTCAGATTATCTGTAAAAAATAACAAATCATCTACTAAATCCACTCCTATTATTAGATGTTTAGGATTAAAATTTAAAGTAGTATTAGAATTAAACCCATCGTCAATACTAATTACATGATACGTTAAGTTTTGAGTAGTTGGATTAAAAGAAACTATTAGATCTAATTTACCGGTATTTCCCACAGTAAATGCTGGATCATGTACAAACCAGAATATACGGTTACTCTTACCGTCTTCAAAAGCGCCTATACACCTAGCCTCTGAGCTTAAGAATACCGGTCCTGTTAAACTACCAGTCTGCTCATATTGCAAACTAGTCATTTTAGTATTACCCTTAGAGTTTTCAACAGATCCAACTTCACTACCTTCAGTAGAGCCAAGCCTTACATTTAAGGCATCTATATATTCGCCATTAGGTATAAGCCTTTCATCTAAAGACTTATTCATTTTCCCGTAGATAAAATTTCTTTGAGTATTTGCCATGCTATTTAAGCCACTTATTTTGCCCTCTTAGACTCATTAAAAGTCTTCCTGGATGAATATCACTAATTCTAATTTTTGCATTTCTTAATAAAGAGCTTTTGTCTTTTCTTGCTCTATTTATTATATACTCTTGCACTCCAAATTTATTGTTTAATATTTCATATTTTACATATGCATACAAATATTCTTCAAACATTTTGTTTACGCTAACTAATGAATCATTTCCACTTTCCATTCCATCTGAAATATACTCTAGTACACACTGCTCATTAGCCATTGTAGAGTCAAAATTTATAACTCCTGCTTTTTTATTTATTCTAAATGTAGGATTAAAATTAGCTGTCTCTGTATTTAAACCATAGCGAGCTCCTATATTATAATCTCTCCATCCATCTGGATTGTCTGCATTAATAACAGCTGAGTTATTATCACCATTATTCTTGTTAAGATATATGCTTCTTTGAGCACCTGATACCCTTTCAGTATCTAAGGTAGAGCTTGTAGTCTGAACTGTTCCGTCAGTATTAAAACTTAAAGTTCCTGTAGCACTTTGCAAATAAGAAGCAGCAGAATTAACTTGAATGTTTTCAGTAAGAGGTCTTAAGTATCCATCTTTATATAGCGATACACGTACCCAATTAACATAATCAGATGGAAGTGTAAAGACTAAGTTATCAAAAACTTTCAACTCTAAAGCTTTCACCTCTTTAAACGCATCGTAATTTAACTCTTGTATTCCACGTTTAGTATGAAACAGGACCTTATATCTTTCCTCGTTATTTACTAAAGAATGATTACCAGAATACATCAACATGAAATTGTTCACTATATCAGTTAAAGATACATACTGATATGATCCCCAATTAGCATTAGATGGTGCAGCTCCTGCATTGTCATAGTATTGATATTCAGATAAATATGCCATTAGTTTTCTTTTTGTTCTTCCATTACTTCTTGTTCAGCTCCGAACTGTGCAGCTTGTATTTCTCTAATCGACATTCCAGCATACTGCAAAATCTTAAACACCAAAGACGTTTCATCGTCTGGTGATAATTCAAAATCTTGAAAGTCTGCGGAACTTTGATTAAAAGCTGGCTCCCCATTAGCAACATTAATATAAGTCCAGTTAGGTGCCTTGGGATACCTTATGTACTGTGCTTGTATATCTGTAGCTCCGTTAAACTGTGCTGGGAATATTGTTATAAATGATCCTTGCAAACTATATGCAGGATAAATTAAACTTGGTGCAGTTAGGTTAGATGTGTTTAACAAAGTTATTTTGCTATTTGAAACCTTTTCAGCCTCTCCTTGATATAGGCCTCCAGTAAAACACAACACTCTATTAATTAAATAATAATCATCACTAGTAGTGTTTTGAGATGGTAAAAAATATTGATTTAATAAATTTTGAGTTAATGTCTTGGTTACTGAAAACATATCAATAACCTCCTCATACCCCTTAGCAACATCTGCATATCCGGTTCCGGAAAGCCTAGCGTTTTCTTTATTTATCAATTGATTGTATTGATAAAAATAGTCGTCAAATATATCTAACTGTGCTTGCTTAGCAAACAGGTTAAAGTCCGATGGAGATATATAACCATAATTGTTTTTATTCAATATAGCTAAAATCGTATTTCGTACAGAGTTTATCATTGGTACTTCTTTTACACAAAGATAAGCAAAAAAAAAAGAGGTCAATTTTAGTTGACCCCTCTTATAATTATTAAAAAAATAAACCTTATAATGTTGCTTCAGCAACTCTAAGTATAAAGAAATTTTGTCCTGCTAACCATCCGTTATTAACATTCCCGGAAGCAACTATAGTATTCATTACACCTGGGAATTCATAAGTAACATTAGGCCATGGAGTTTGTTGAGACGCAACAACTGCTGTCTGAACACCATTTCTCATGTCTTCGTCCGCTACTGCTGATGAAGAAAAAGCATAAGTCACAAAAGTTTGAGATGCTGACTTGTCTTGGTACGTTATTTTAAGTTCCGAGTTATTAGTATTACTACCTGTATTTTCTACAAAAGATACATCAGACGATCTTATTAATGAGTCAAAATCATTCGCTCCTTCTCTATAGATAATATATGTGTCTCCAGCCAAAAAAGTATCCGCTGATACTGTAAGAGTATCATTAGGGTTTGTTGTAGTTGTAATACCTAAAACCGTTGTAAGCACATCACTAGTAATATCTTTAGCAGTATCACCTATCTTAACGCCTAAAGCAGAAAAGTTTTTTGCTGTATCTATTAGCTGAAAAGTACCTGAAGCTTGAACTCCGTCTGTTACTCCTCCACTAGCTACCGTATACTCTGGCATATAAATAAAGTAAGAGACACCAGATGGTACGCCTCCTCCTCTAGGAGCTCCACCTATTGCTAAAAGAGCAAGCTCAGTGTTTGAAGTTACTGCAGTAACAAGATACATATGACCCCCGCCCGAAGCGTTTGTTGTTCTATCCCATACAATAGCGTTAACCAATACGCTTTGCTGAAACAAAGCTCCTGAATCTGTTAATGTTAATGCAGCTGATCCATCAGCTGTTGAAGTTCCTGTCTTAACAACATCTAGTTGTTTTAAATTTATAAATTTTTCCATTTTTGATATCATTTTATGCGATTGCTATTGTTGAAAGAGGGTTAACTACAAGTCCACTATAACTAGAAACTGTAGCTCCTTTTGGTAGATAGCTTGCCGTTACGGTTGTCCATCCTGCCTTTAACGCTGACACTACAGCGTTCTGTACATCTATCTTTAATTTTGGTGACGCATATGCGGTTGGCCATGTTAAAGTAGTTACCTCTCCATCTAAATAATTAATTGAAGCTGTAGTGGTAGTAGGCTGTCCAATTGTTTTAATCCCAGTAATTGATACTAGTTGATTTTGATTCAATGTTCCACCAGCGTCTAATACTGGTATGCTTAAAAATTTTTCCATAATAATAATAATTTATGAGTTAATAATAATGTTATGCTATATCTATATTAGATACTGCGTATGCGGGTGTAATTTCCATACTTACATTTGTCCAAGATGTGCTTAAAGCAGCAGACATTTGTGATTGAATGTAATTTCTAAAAATAGTTGAATTAGCTGGAACAGCCGCATGTGTGATAGTAATTACTTTTGAAGAACCATAATTAATGGTTGTTGAAGTAGTAGATGCCGCCTCAATCAATTTTACATTGCTTAAAGTAACAAGCTGATTTCCCTCATTAGTTACAGGGATACTTAGGTATTTTTCCATAATAATAATAATTTATGAGTTAATAATAATCAAAGGTACAAAAAAAAAGACACCCGTTATGGATGCCTTTTGTTGTTGAATTAATAGCTTTATTATATGTTCTTAGCTAATCCGCTTAAGTGATTTAAAGACTCAACACCCTGATCTGACTGAAAGAATGAAGCCACCATATGGTTAGGCTCTTCTCCATAAGGAACATTGAGCATCTTCTTTTTGTTTGAAGGAGTGTTATACCAAACCTCTTTCTTATTATTTCTCACAGTTAAAAGGCCTTTGTCAAAAAACGACTGAATAGTAGCGTTCATTTTTAACATTGGATCCTTTAAAAGTAATAGGAAATCTTTAGGTTGATTTTTTGCAAACACTAATATATCTCTTTTTAATTCATCAGTACTTACCGTAGTAACGTCTCTCTGAAATAAAACTCTTGACACATTTTCAATTTGATCTAAACTAAGTTGTCTTGCTTCAATAAGCGCATCAACTTCTGTATTTAAAATCTCTACCACTTTAGCAGCTTCTTTTGCTTTATTGACCTCTACATATACTCGCCCATTACCAGGATGAAAATGTAAAAATTTTTGTAGTACTTGATTATTTTTTGGAACAGTTAAAAACCCATTCTCAAAAACTATAGGCTCTAGAATAGCATTGTTATCTTGATCTTCCTGAAAAGGAGAGTTCTGATTTCTTGCATATCGTAAAGCTTTATTTGTTCCCGTGTCCTCATCAAAGTGTAATAAAGGAAATCTTTGGGTATGTCTTGACGCCAGTATTAAAGATAGTGGTGCCGTTTCTCTAGTTAACTTATACGTCTTATCAACGTAGCTTGTTGTATTTTTCATTTGATTAGATTTAAAATTTATAACTATAAAAAAGGGGGCTTTAACACCCCCTATTTAATTCACCCTATTACTCTTGGAAGATAAAGAAGTTGTTAGCACCTAAAGTACAAACAGCTCTCTCTGACAAGAAGTTTACTTGCATGTTGTCAACGTCACTTGTTGCAGCACCACCAGCAGAACCAGTAATCCAAGTCTTGTAACGACGATCTTCAGTTTCTGAAGCTCTGTAACGAACATGTAAGAAAGGACGCTTAGCGTTTTTACCAAGGATTTGGTCATAAACACTAGTTGATCCAGCTGGTACAAGAAGTCCGTTTACACGTCCTGATCCTGCTCCTGTTGGAAGTCCACCTCTCATTGTCGGGTCATTTAAGTATTTCCAGTCAGTCTTATAGAAGTCATAACCTCTACGGAATCCTGAAAAACCTAAGTTTAACGCCATCTCTTCGTCATTGTCAAAAAGACCATATGAAGTACCACCTGCTCCGTAAGAGTTTTGTGCAGCTAACATATCATCGATATCAAAAGCAAACTGACGGTCAACGAATAATACGTTTTCCTCAATCGCTCCTTGCTTGTCAAGACGACTAATTACATTATCAAAATCAGCTAACACTTGAGGGTTTCCACCATCCCAGATGTTACCATTTTGTTGTACTGAGTAGAAGATACCATTTGATCCCGCACCTGTAGCACCTGCTGCAGCTCCGTTTCCTAATGCAGTGTCTGCTCCTGAACCTTGCTCTGCAGGTACAGCTTCGATCATTGCAGTTTCTAAGTAGTCATCAAAACGTAGTCTTGTTTCATGCTCAGACTTTAAATACCATAGGTATCCGTTTGC